TAAATCTGCGCGACTTCCTGTCAGCTGACCAGTTATGCCCACCGACTTTACGCTTGGGGCTTGGTGTGGAGAACAGGCTACGTCGAAGCTGATGCGACTCCAACGAGAGTCGTCTGATTTCGGTTGTAGGTGACTGAGCCATGGAGTTTCAATAATTAGTTTTTGTAGGAAGATAGACATGTTATCCGCACGTTCTTTAGATGCGGATATAATCATGATTTTGCGTTCGTTATCGTTAAATAGAGTCCATAAAACAAAAGCACCAGTAATCCAAGATTTACCAACTCCACGGAAAGCTTGAATCTGTAGTCTTTTAGGACCATGTTGTAAATAGTCAGCTATAGCATATTGAGCTCTAGTAGGAGAAGGAAGTTCAAGCTGTTCCCACAGAGCTTGTAGGAATAGCTTAAAGTCTTGTTTTAGTAGTGCTAGTGTATCACTCATGTAGGTCGTTTTTGAGATTCATCATTAGGGCTATTTACCCAACCTTTACGGAGTAACTTTTTTACTTCAGAAGGGGTACCTTTAGGTGTATGATAAGGAGCTTCAGGATCTGTTTTTTCAGGATCTGTTTTCTTTTTAGTAGGCATTATGCTTTAGGGAATGTTTGTTGGTAAAGTTTCTGAGCATCTGTATGCTTACCTTGATTAGTGAGACTTTTTATCTTATTAAGTTGTTGTGTTTTATGTATTTGAAGAGGTGTTTTAGCTACATGAGCATTAACACCATCTCTTTCAGTATTACCTGAATTGATGTTAATTCTTTTAGCACCTTTCGATGCGCCTGATTTTGCCATAGTTAGTTTAAAAAATGAGAGAGTTGTTCATAAACCAAGATTTCTTCTATAATGATTAAGTAACCCTGGAGGTATATCAGCCCAAGGGAATTTAGCTTTAAATGCAGTTAAATCATCAATTAAAGCTTTATCTATAACTGCAGATCTAGCTGCTGCCATTATTTTTTTAGGATCTCCAAGATGGGCATATTTATAAGCAATTTTTTTAGCACGTTGGTTTAGTGATGGAGCTTCTGATACTATAAAGTTAAATTTTTCTGTTAAAAACTTTGTTCTCCAATCAGTTATATTTTCACCTGTTTTTAATAAACCAGCTTTTCTTAAACCAGCTTCAAATGTTGGCGAATAAATTGCATCTAAATAATCTCCAAATTTACCTATTATTTCACCATTATGTGCTCTTCTTACAGTAAGATGTCCTAAAAGTTTTTTATCTTTTGCTGCTAACTTAGTAGTAGTTGTTAAAGGATCTTCTACATGAATAATTAAACGAGATCCTTCATTTGGTTTTAATTTACCTTTATATACAGGAATCCCATCTTTTGTATAACTTAAAGCTTTTTCAGGATTAACATAATTCTGTGGATAGACTATTGTTTCTATTCTATCTTTAAGTTTTTTATATCTTTTATTATTAACTATTCTTAAATTAAAAGCTGTATTTCTACTTGGAGGACTCCAAGGCCGTTTTGAATGAGGTAATTCCCAGAACCAATGTTGACCTTTAGCTATTAGATGTTCTATATAAGTATCTTTATCTCCTTCTGAAAGAATATCCCAATATCTAGTTCCTGGTCTATTTCCAAGTGCTTTGTTTATTTCACTTCTAATTCTATTCATTTCTTTTGCTGTACCTGTATAACCAGATCTTCTAAGTAAGTCTAATTCTACATCATGAACTGATCTTAAATTAAATTTATTGTTTCTACCACGTACAAGCATAAAGTCTACACCATTATCATCAGTGATTATATTATTCCAACCTTTCAATAAACTATTTTTCCTACCTTTATTTAATTCTCCTTGTGCATAAAGATTACCTCTAGAAATAAAATCATTTACTTTTACAGAGTCTCCTTTAAATAACTTACTACCACCACTAGAAATACTACCTCCACCTGTACCAGAAGTAGATTGCCTTATATTAGGATTAACATCTATATTAAGTGGTGTTACTTTAACTTGTGTTATATCATCTAAATTCTTTAAAACCTGCTTTACTGCTAAGGTGCCGTCTCCTTGTTGTACTATTTCTGCGAATACATTACGTCTTGGATCAAATAAAGCTCTCAATCTATCTAGAGCACCAGGAGCTACTTCGTTAAAAAATGCTTTAGCACCCCGTCTTTTGAAAAAGGTTCCAGAAACCATGTCTAGAAATAGTCCTGTTACATCCGTAGCTACTTCTTGAGCTGATTTGCCTCTAGGATCAAGATCTTTAGCAGCGGATTCTAACATATTAGCTATAAGTGCTGTTGAAACTGAGCCAGTTTTCTTAGGATCTTTAAGATAATCCCATGTTTCTTGTAACTGATTACCAATCTCAGAAGTATTAAACCAAGTTTTAAATTGTTCAGCTCTAGTTAAATCATCCTGCATCACATCATCAGGACTTTCTTTTTCAAATTGATTCCAAATCAACGACATACTCTCACTTAGAGGTTGAAATTGATTTGCATCAGTAAAATAAGACTCTGTACCTTCTTCTTGTATATGTTGTAATACACTTCCACTTGTAAATAGATTAGGCCATCCAGTTTCAGGGTTAGTTTCCTCTTCTAATTCTTCTAACCGTCTTCTTTCTTCTGCAGCTTCTTTTAACTTACCGTCTCTAACAAGTTGGTCGAATTTACCATACTTAGCTTCACGACCATATATACGTTGTTTAGTACCAGTAAGTTCATCTAAGATCTCACCACCTCTTTCTCTAGGAATGTCTTCTTGATCTTCATCTAATTGTTCCTGAATATCAGCAGGAGCATCACCTTCTGGTAAGATATCGAGATTTTCTTCTTCCATTATGCTTTCCTGCTTCTATTTTTCTTTTTAGAGAGTGGTCTACCTTTAGTTTTACTTCCTTTATAATGAGAAGCATCTCTAGAATCACCTACAGGTAGTTTTAATTGGTCTCTGAGTTTATTAGCGGCTATAGTAATTTCTCGGCCAGTACGTTTACCGTTACCTTTGCCTTCATTATACCGCTTTTGTTGAGCCAACCGTCTTTTATTAGCGGCTGGATTCTTATCGTAATAAGTTTGGGTTTTACCTTTTGCCATACATTCTGCTTTGTACGAGAGATGGATCTACTGTAGGTATTAATTTATTTAATTTATCAAGAGGACTACCTTCATAAGCTACTCCGGTGATGTCATTGGTTTTTAACCAGTCACATGCAGCTTTTAAGTCTTGAGTAGTAGCTTCGCCACTTTTAACTCTCCTTAGAAAGTCTTCAGTGACGAGCTTATGTAACTCATTAAACTTATCTTCAGTAGCCTTCTTAGGAAGTACTCTGATGTTATCCATTAATCCTTAGTTCCAGGGAATAAATTCTTTTTAATTAACTCTACCGCCTTATCATCGATGGTATTGTCAGTAGACTCAGCATATGCTTCAAGTAGTTGTATAACTAATTCTTTAACTGCAGATGAGCTAAGGAATGCCATGAGGATGGGCTTGATAAGTAGTGTTGTCATTTGTAATTAGTGGGTTAAACTTTATCTAGGGTGCCACGAGTGGCTTTGGGGGATTGTTTTTTTGAAACTCGAACGGGTTCAGCAACTTCTGTGGGTTTATCGGCTGATACTTCTTCGGACACTTCTGCCTTTTCTTCTGCCATGGGAATCTAAACTCCTTAATAGGTATACATTGCTTGATTTTGTGTTCTTTTATAAGTTTAGTAAAACCTACTATAGGTACTACATCACTACACATGTGATATACACGAGAACCAGGTACAAGCATAAACCCTTTAGCTTGTAAATTAGCACATTCTTTAGCACGTACTAATTCATAATCCAGCTTCATCTTTGCTTCTTGTTGAGCTGCTATACTTCTACAACGTTTTAAACCTTCTTGATCTAATGGAATCATAAAATTAACTTGGAATCCCCAGTTCTCAGCTACAGTATAGCTTTGTTGAGACATAGTATCATCAAATGGTGTTGTATGATTACCCATATAGAATGGACTGAAGGTCATTGTAGCACCATTACAGCTTATATTTGGTCCGTAATGTTGTCTGGAAGGAGCTCCATTGTTTTGAAATTGTACAGCTTGATTTGTAACATTGCCAGTGGCAGCTGCAACAGGATTAGAAACATTATTAGTTTCATCTTCAGCACGAACTGGAGCTATTGAGAGAAGACTGATAAGGATGTAGTAGTAGCAGAAGTTTCGATAGTTCTTTCGATTTCCTGCACTTCTAATACCTGACTTGCTGCTCTTGTTACTATTTCCAACGTGAAATCTGAACCCTGTGTAGTTAGGTTCCATACTGAATCTGAATCGGCTACACCGCCTGAAGAAGTTGAGGAATGAGTTATTCCATCTCCACTCCATTTGTTTAGAGCTGATCCGTAAGTTGTTATCGTTATCTCCTCTGTAATTTCTTGAGTTGTTGTTGTTGTAGAGTTCATGCTTCCCTGAGTGAAATTGGGAGTCACTAACTCTGCTCTTGCTACCGAGGGGGATAACAGTAGGAAGAGTAATAACCATTTGTTCATTCTTCCTTTTTTTTAGCCATAGGACAATTGACGGGTGTGCCAGTACCATTGCTCTTATTTCCAGTGGTCAAGCCAAAAGTCGCCAGGGCTCCCGTAAACACACTGGCAACGAACGTGATATCTGAGTTACCTGATTTCTTAATCATAGGTAATTCCACGTAATTCATTGTTATAATAAAACCACTCCAAACCACAACGCCTAGTCTGACGAATGTTCCAAGGATTTGGATTTG